ACCTCGTGTTACAGTTATAATACTATTAAAATTGGACTAAATGTTGTGAAAGTAGCCACGATTGATACCTTGTTGTATTTTTTCTTGGCTTTTTTATACGCCGACCGGCCTTATTATGATAGCGAACGCATCATTTGTATGGCGCAATATTTATTTCAAGTGCAATCCAAAAATCGTTTAGAACAAAAAGGGTTATTAAAACGGTTTAATATCAATTGTTATGGAAATAATGTAAATACGATGGACGCCATTCGCGAGATTAAAGCCAAAAAATTCAAAGAATTAAAAAATAAACGCAATAGTAAAGAATATGAGGAATATTTTCTAAGATATACACCGGGGGCAACTACTAAACTGCCCGATAACAAATTGCCGGTGGATAAAACGGACAACGACAATGACACAGGCACAGGCAAAGGCACAGGCAAAGGCACAGGCACAGGCAAAGGCACAGTAACAAAAACACTTAAAACACCCAAAAATAAAACCAACTCGAAAACTAAAAAAAACTTTTTATCTTTTTTTTAAAAAGATATATATATAAATGCGCAAAATCGTATTCATATATATAGGTATTGTTCTTATCGTCTGTTTAATGCAGCTGTTAAATTCACCGGCTAAGATAAAAGAGGGCTATGAATCTTTGGATACATGTATAGCGCAAGGTTATCCAAAGTGGTTTTGTATGAATGTGCCGATACAAGCGTGTTTAACCAATTGCGACTAATGGTAAATACACATCCAAAAAAAATATACATAACTTTCCTCCCACTTAGTCAAAGTAAATTGTGTGTCTTCGTTTGTATGTCTTTCTTCCGTCGCCATAAACTCGGATTTGTATGTCCAATCGGCTAATAGTTCATTTTTATTCGGTGCGTTTCTTAAAAGGTTTAAACCATTCCATAATTTTTCGTGAAGCAACTGCGGGCTGATAGTAATATAATTATTATAGTTTAATTGTTGTATCGTTTGCGTGAGCTCTGTTAACATTGGTTGGTCCATTATATCTATTATGGAGATAGGTTTAAATGATTTCTATTATATATAAATTTAAAAGGCCTTGTCAACGACGATGTATTTTTTTCGTTTTATTATGTTTACTTAATTTTTTATATAAATTATTTAAAAAAACCGTTTTATCTTTTTTATTTTTAAGTGTTGTAAATCTGTTGGTCATATTCATAAATTGTTTATCTTTTTTAACATATTGCAACACATCCCACAAACGCACAAATTTCAACATTTTTTCTTGGTCAAACCCTTGTTGTTGTAAGAAAATGACTAACTCATTTAAAGTGGGTCGTCGTTTCTTGATGGTTTCCACTAATCTGTATTCATTATAGATATCCGCCAAGGGATTATCTTTATACTTGGCCAGGTTAAACGGTTCTTCATCCGGTTTAACATAAGGTAAAACATACCACCCAAAGACAAACATCTCCATTTCCAGTTTTTCAAACCCCTTTTTCTTTAACATCGCCGCCAATTCATTTAACGTTGGTTTTTTCTTTTTAATGGTTTCCACTAATTTGACACGACTGTCCAAGAATTTTTTGGGAGGAGAAAAGATGGACATGGTGTTCTTTTATATATATATTATACTAAAATCTGTCCACACAAATCTCTATATAAATTATGTAATGTATTTATAGTCACATTATACAACATAGAGTTGGTTATTACGTCCGGCACATATGTTTTTAACACGGTTATCCACTCAATGAGAGAAAAAATATAAAAAAACACGAGTTCTCTTATGCGCAATTGAAAAAAATTCAAAGACGACCACTCGTGAATATAACTACACATATCCGATTTCCCCGTCGTAAAAAAATCATTTGCGTCGGCAATACCTGCCAAGACCCGGTAATGGATATTATTCTCCGATTTTATCATAAAAGCCCGGGTACATTTGTTTATCGTCATTAATTTTATAAACAAGGACGGCACGTCATTTTTAATCAAATAGGGTGAGATGCCATCCATGTATTTTTTCTTATAACTCGCTTTCCCATTAATCACATAAGGCACGTGACTTGAGCGTATGATACAATCGATTAAATGCTCTTTATTGCGAAATTTCGATACCGTTTTTTGTTTATGGGTTTTCACATTATAATACGTAATAAATAATCGGCCATTTAGTTGGTTGATAAAATCCGGCGCCTTTTTTTTAAACACAATATTAATATAAGTTGCAACAATCGTTTTATAAGCACGTAAATTCGTATTTTTTTTAAAATAGTCCATAAATTGTTCAAAGCAATTAAACCCCTCCAGGATACAGTCGGATAAATACCAAACCCCTAATAATGAACCGATACTACATCCCGACACACAATGTATTTTTATTAACTTTTGTTCTTCCATACTTTTTAAATACATCATAATTCCGCCCGCAAAACCACCATTAAAAGCACCGCCATCAAATATAAGATTCAAGTTTTTGGGAATATTTTTCAGATTAATATTTTCAATTAAAGCTTTATTATATTCTTTTAAAAAATTAAATCGGTTCATCTAACATACGTTTTTAGAAAAGTCTCGCAAACCAAACCTAATTTAGAGAGAAAAATACTGAACACTTCTAGTCAAGCCAAAATACAAGGCGGCAAAAATGGTACTATTCATCACATAACCCATCAAATTCGGATTACCGTCCTTACTAAATAAGGAGGGCGCAAATTTAAATATATTTTTTCGCACTATCGGTAACTGAAACAGAAAATATAAGATAGCAATTAATATCGGCGTTTGTAAATTATTATAAAATGTATCTAAGCCGCGCGAGTGTTGGTCCTTTTGGGCTTGTTTGCGTAAAATGTCGTCATTCGTTTGATGTTCGGTAATATAATCTGTATTCATTTGCTCACGCGGAATGTAATTCGGTTGCATTTGTTGATCTTGGGTTAAATGGGATTGCGTTTGAGGAATATCGCGAGACGGTAACGTGGTTAACCCCGCCGCACTTGCTTGTTGTAAGCCACTAACAAACTGGTTCATGTTTTGTTGGCTCATGGCATTTGTCATCATTGGGTTCTGCTGTGCTGGTTGGAACTGCTGCGCTTGGTTCTGCGCTGGTTGGAACTGCTGCTGTGGTTGGTTCTGCTGCGCCTGAAGCAAATCCGCATCACGTGTTTGTTGTAACCTGGAAACAGATTCATCTATATTTAATTTAATATTGTCTTGTGATTGTGTTTGTGGTGAAATGGGTAAATTATCTATACTCGTAGTACCGATATTAGACATATTCATTATAGTAATATATTAATTGGCAGAATAATATATTATACAATAGACGCAAAACCCTTAATAATGATATATCAACCTTTTAAATATCAATGACTCTCTCTACATTTCCGCAAGCAACCGGTTGTTTTTTAAAAGTATAACATTTATCTCCATAGGTATAAACGTTTTTCGTGACTTCATCAAAATCCGGTGCTTTAAATATAATACAATTGCGGTCTTTACAAACCTTTCTAAATAAACTAGCTATTCCCATACCTAATATAAAAGAAATGATATATTGGCCATTTGGGGTATGAATCGCGCTTAACATTTTTTTAATCATTAATATAACTAGAGAAGTTAATTATTACAACATTAATAATATATCTCTCTAATAAGGATGGCGACGGCGCATGGTTTTTTTGGCTTTCTTGCCTTTCTTGCCTTTCTTGGCTTTCTTGGCTGAACGTCTTGACCCTCCGACGGCAGGTATGTCAAGATATGCATCAAGTATGCCGTCTAAATCGTCAACATTATCAATAAATATGACTTTATTTTTATAGCCGTCCCATCCAAAAGCTGTACTCATGTTTTCGATTTGGTCTTTAATAGGGTTAAAAAACCCATCAGTATTAACGACAACTATATTTTTTTTCCCCCCGTTGCCTAAAGTTTCAAACTTTTCACCATACACTTCCCACAACTCCGCGATTGTGCCGGGACCACCCGGTAATACAACATACCCAAAGGTTGAATGCTCTTTCAAACTATTTTTACGATCAGCGTAATTTCGTGTCGGGGTTTTATCAGAATAAATTTCTCGTTGGGATGCCTCTAAGGAGGGATGTAAATATTGCGCCCAGTTTGAAATCGTTACACCAATCACTTGTCCATCTCTTTTGTTAGAATTATATGCTTCTATAAGTTCATTTTGACATCCTTGAGCATCCCCAGCACAAACCATTGTAATATTTTTACGTGCTAAAATTGCGCCCACTGTTCCGCAAGCGGTTAAAACATTTGCTGGCGTAACCGGCGATAAACCCGAAAATACCGTAACTACCTCGCGAACAACCGACGGATCCTTCTTAATTAAATAAGACAAATCTATGCTTGATAAATCTATGCTTGATAAATCTATGCTCATTAGTAATATATAATAAGAATATTATTTTTATTGTATATTTTGTTAAAGGTTGATTAAAAGTTTATTTCTTTATGCATGATTTGTCTTGCGTTTCCTAATTGTCTTGCGTTTCCTAATTGTCTTGCGCAGCCGATTTGTCTTGCGCAGCCGATTTGTCTTGCGATACCGATTTGTCTTGCGATACCGATTTGTCTTGCGTTGCCGATTTGTTTTCCCCCCGACATAAAAATCACTTAAAACCCCCTTTTTATATACTTCAATCAATTTGGCTGGCGGGGTATCTGAATTATTATCATATACTACTGTCATTTTAGCGCGTCTATTTTTTTTATACAAGGGCAGTCTGTCTTGAATCTCGCCATATTTATATTTTACTTCTTCATCGGATACAATAGTGGTTCTGCCTTCGCTTTTATTTTGATATCGGGCATTTTTCCTACGCAGTGCAACATTTAAATCAACTTGAACAATACATATATAGATGGTAAATCCCAACGCCGCTAAACGTTCAATTTGACACAGCGTCCAAGTTCCTGCCCCAGTACCATCTAATATGAAATTAAATTTATTTGCAATAGCATCTTCATAAAGTTTATCATTTATATTAATACTTTTGCTATAGCAATTTATTTTTGCCTTATCTTCCTCCGAAATAGGTATATCTTTTGTTTTTATAAGCGCTAATAATTTTTCATTTATAATATCCGGGTCACAGTTTACAAAGTCATCTAAATTTTTTCCTACAACGTTTTCAACAAACTCTTTTTTAATAGAAGTTTTACCACTTGCTGTTATTCCTATCATAAAAATAGCGATAGGATTTGAACTTGATGGCTTATGATTACCTAATAATTCATTGCTTATACTTGTTAAATCATGTTCATCCAATGGACAAATATGATCTTTATAAA